AGTAATGCTGGTAAAATTACTTGCACTAGTGGTTAGTGTTATACCAACACTAGGAGATATCACTCCTGCTTTGTCTTTGGCAAATGTTGAGGCTGCATTGTCAATACTAAATCTGGCGGCTGAGTTACCTTTGTTTGCTAAAACTTGAGGTGTACTCCACTCACTATCTGCTATAGAATCTGTGGTGGATGTAGAAGCTGCGGTAGCTTGTACGACCCAAATTACGTCACCACTACTAACACTTGGTATTGCATCACTCCAATTAGACGGAAATCCTGCAATATCGCCTGTACTAAAAGTATATGTACTGCTACCACCAGTTCTAAATTCGGGTGCTGTAGTACTATTATTTCTACTATATAAATAAATGGTAGCGCTATTTATACCACTCTGTGTTTGAATAACTGGAGTACTCCACTCATTATCAGCAATGTTGTCAGTACTAGTATTACTAGAAGCACTAGCAACAGTCACATATAGTGGATCTGTGCCGGTTGGTATTGTTTTTGACCAGTTGTTGGCAAGTGTGGCAGTAGTTATTTGTTTAGTAATAAAACTATAATCGACAGCACCTGGGTCATCAGTTATTGCAGTTGCACTGCGCTTGTATGCATATACAAGTGCATTGCCCAATCCAACATCACCCTTAAAGATCACAGATATTTCATCTGTGTCCAACACTGTAGTACTGGTATTGGTTTCATACAGTCTTACAACGAACTTTGTACTCTGATCGCTGGCACTAGGACTAAAGACTACTCCATCTCCACCACCAACAAATACTCTACTTTCAGTACCGGGGGTAGCTCCTATATAAGGAGTAACGCCCAAGTATCCAAAGTTAGTAACAGTATTACCAACATATTTTTTGGCACTGCCTTTTATTTCATTAAAAGGACCGACTGTGGTGTTATCTGGACTATTTTTGTAGACTGCTTTAGTACTCAGTACAATTCTATAGATAGTACTGTCCTGAGCATTTTTTACTTTTGCAAAAGTTTGAGTTTTGGTTGTAGTAAAAACCACACCAGTAGTTGTTTTTCCACTAATAGTGAATAGTATCTGGCCAGTGTCTTGTGTAGTTGAAAAACTCGCCAAGTCCGCTAGTACAGCCTTGTCATCGCCACTAACAGCGTTGATTACAGAACCAATAGTTCCAGGAGTACAATTGGTACCCACTGCACTCACTATTCTCCAGCGTCCGGCTGCAGTACCTGTAGCATCATATTTTAATAAAGATCCACCTTGATATACTTCTATCTCTGTACCGCTCAGGGTCAGTACAGGGCTTGTGCCGTCTGCTTTTGCTGGTATGTTGTGGGTGTCGTTGTCCAATTCAACTTTTACACTTGCCAAGTCCAGAGCTATATAGCTAATGTTCAGTGTGCTATTATTGCTGCTCAATAGGTCGGCTTGATCTAAGTGGCGTGCTGCAATAACATAGTTATTAGTAGCTACATCGGTCCAAGTCCAAGTGGTAACATTGCCTTCAAATAGAGTAGTACCGGTTGCCCAGGTTTCACCAGTTATGTCTTTAATAATTGTGGTTTTGTAGTCTACTACGTCTGGTTTATCCCAGTCAAATTTAATACCACCAGGTTGAGCCAAATAGCTAAAATTGGTTACATCTGGTGGTGGAGAAAACATGCCTATTACAGTGTGCGTTACCCACTCAGTCCATCCACCCACTCTACCTTGTGAGTCCACATACCTCAGCCTGACCCTATAGGCTTTGCCCTGTTCTACATCATTAAAGGTAATACTGGTTTTATCGATTTCCGTAAGAGCACGCTTGTAGGAAACATTATTACCGTCTTGATCTATTTGACCTTCTACATGAGTAACTGTAGGTGGAAGGGTCAAGTCTTGAACAAATGGTACACGAATAGCAAAGATAAAAGTATTGTCGGCTACCTTTGTCATTACTGACTCGTTACTTACAATACGTTCACTCAGTATTTCAGGCTTTTTGTCTCCTATGTCATCTATTTGTAGAACAGGAGTGTCAGTAATATTACTGTAGTAGGCTAGACCAGTGTAGTTGTAGTAATCTGTAAATATGTTGTATCCGGCTGTAACACCACTTACTGCTGCCTGTACGCCATAGTCTACCAGTGTTAACCTGGCATTTTTAGCACCGTTGGTGGGTTCAATAGATATTACAACAAGGTCTTGTGACTCCTGTTGAAGTTTACCAAACATGAACAAGTCACCGCTTGCAGCTTCGTATTGTGTTGTGTTAGTGGTAGTTTGTACTTTTGTGTAATAACCATCTTTTAACTTTACAGTACCTGTTGCGGCTGTTGTGGTTGCAAAACCACTGTTAATAAGACCATAGCGTATTGTAGTGGCAGTTACCTGATTGATTACGGCAAGTGTTGTTGAAGCAGTAGCAACACCTGTTACTACCACTGCAACCCTGTCCCCTACCTGTAGTGGGTGGGTCCCAATCGTTAAGGTAACGTTTCCACCACCAGCACTATAACCAGTTAGGTCAAATGTTGTTTTTACCTGACGTTCTGTATTCAATACCTGATTTGTTCCGGTCCCTGTGTTGCTTACACCACGAAAACGGATCGTATAATTCTGGTTTTCTGTGATGGGAAGTTCTTCGTCTAATTCAAATATATCTGAGTTCAGCCGGTTTTTAATTCTGCCACTCTGCAACCCCCACATGGGTACGTCGTGCAACACCTTTACACGATCGCCGCGGTTACACACCAAGTACTCTATGTCTGTGTTGAGTGTATAGACCTCTGGTCTAAGTTTAATTTGAGCATAGTGCCAGCGACCAAAGTCGTCTGCTAGTACCTCGTTTGTTATGCCGGGCAGTGTAATGGTTTCAAACAGTTCAGCTGTGTCTTTTGTATAACCAGCTGCTGGTAGTATTATTTCATCTTGTTGATAGTTCTTATCTTCGTTGTAGTACTGTACTTTAAAGGCGTTGGGATACTTGGGTAGAGCTTTAACACTCTCAAAGCCCCAGCTGTTGTGGGGTGTAAAGTGTTGGACCACTACACTTTGTGGCTCATCAATGGTGACTGTCCACTTGCCGTCTTTGAGGGCTGGACTACCACGACCGGCTGCACAAATGTCTCGTAGTACCTCCAAAACACTCTTTTGGCTACCCAAAACACTGTTGTACTCCAGTTTCTGTGTAACATTTCCACTGGAGGTTTTGGCTTGGTAATTTTCGCAGTAGTCGTACCAGTACTGCAGTTTTACCAAGTCTACTTTGGAAGAAATATCCGCTTCTTCTACCCTCTGAGGATTGGCTGGGTGGGTTAATACATATAAAAACAGTGCGGCTGGGTTGCTTGTAGGTGCCAGCGTATTCCAGTTACTACCGTTCCACACTTTTGCTACGGTTTGTATAATTGCACTAATACCCTCTATGTTGCCGTTCAGCTGATCTGTGGCTTGTACACGAAACGCTGTTTTTGCCACTGTTGTAGTGGTTGGACGTGTAGGTGCCCAGGTGTGGGGCGGGTATAGAGGATCGCTGTAGTAACCAGTAAAGGAGTGAAGTACACTGACATGACTCAACCGGTCATCTGCGTTGGGTTCACTGTTGGTGTCAGTTGTACGACGAATTCGGAATTGTGTGCCTAATTGAGTTTTGTCAAGGTCAAACTTTTGGGTATAAGTAAAGCCGTCTTTTTCATTGCGTGTAACTGTGATGGTTGTTCCAGTTGAGGGCCAGCTCAACCAAGCTGTGTTGGTTGAGTTTCTGTATCGAGATTGTACCTCAAAAGACACAGAGGTGGTTTCTGTGCTGCCACTTTTTACCTTTATTTTACGAAGTCCTTGTGGGAAACCAATAGCAACAGTAACTTGATCCAATTGTTGGTTAAAAGTGCTCTCGACCCAGTCAGCTAGTGTATAGACCTCTGATGTTAATACTTCGTTGGTTTTGAAAACTTCAGTGTCTGGATCTGGACGTGTTAAAACTGTTTCTGAGTAGTTGCTCCACACAGACCTGTACACGGTGTCGGCATAGTTACCATCAAAGTTTTTCTGCCGCATAAAATAGGTGCCGTTGTTGTCACCACCGTAAGTGGTATTCCACTCGGCCTGTGTAACGTCTTTGGCAACAGACTTGTAGTTCTGTACTAACTCCAAACCACTGTAGTTTTGCACCACATCGCCTGCAGCAATGGTATTGAATGCAGCTATTTCGGCTGCTAACGGAGCACTGGGAAAGTAGGCGATGGTTTCTTGAGTTACGTTGTCGTAGTCCATCAGGTCTGCTTTGCCTACCCTAAAGCTGGTTTCATTTATGCTCAGCGGTCCATAACCCCAAGCCAACACCATGTTTAAAAAGGCGGTGCTCTTGCCGGCCACATTGTCAAATGTAACAAAACTGTTCATACACAGTGGAGGCGTCATGCGCACCTTGCCCAACACCACTGGAACTGCTCCATAAGGGGTGGCTTGGTTTTGCCCACCGTTTACCATCAATTCAGCTGTTGTACTGCCAGGATCATTTTGAGTGGGTGGTCGGATTGGAAGTACAACATTAACCAATGCAGCGGCTGCAAGGTATCCAGCTGCTTGGCCGGCCGCTATTAGGAAGTTAGTACCAGCTGTACCTAACTCTAAAGCTACAGCCATATTAGCACCCAGCTCTGCCCCTAAAGGTCCTAAATAGTAGGCTGCTACTAAAACTAGTGCAATTCTTACTGTTTCTTTGCCAGGCACAGAACGATACTCTACAACATCAGAACTTTTGAGTACGGTACTAGTCCAAGCCACTCGGGGTATTAACACACCATTAACAAAAATATGAATGGTTTTTTCTAAGGTTGGGGATACTTCTACTTTTTGTTTTACTTGTGTATAAAGTTCTTCCAGGTTAGTACCCGGCACAATAGCCATTACCACACGCTCGGTCTTGAGTGGGTGTGGTACAGCATTAAGTACCGCACCTGCGACCTCACGATAGCGGTAGAACCCACTCACTCTGCGAGACCACTTTACTCCATCAAAGTCTTGTACCGAGCTACCACTGCCCTCTTGGGCGTGCAAGAACTGGCGCTCGTTGATGCAGACTCCCACATGGCTCAAGTGCCCCATTACTCGAAGTACAACCACACAACCCTCTTGTGGAGCATCCAGCTCTTCCCAGCCTTCGCGATACTGGGCAATCAGTTCTTCACTGCGAATCCTGTCGTCTTCCAAGTAGCTATCAACAAAGCTAGGAAGATCAATGTTGTACTCTTGCTTATAGACCAGTCGCACCAATCCCCAGCAATCAATGCCGGTTTCATCACGACCGTGGTGAAGGTAGGGTATGCCTAAGTATTTATTTGACCACATTAAAATAATCCTGGAAAGTATTTGGGACTAAAACTGTGCACTGGAAATGGCTCACGTTCGTAGTTTACCATTTGCAAGTCACAAGTTACCTGATCGCGATTGTAACTAAAGTTGGTTACGTAGAACCCATCAAAACTGACCTCTACTACATCTGGTGAAGTGGTCAACACCAACTCCAATTTAACCTTTGGAGGACTGGTTAGATTTCTGATGACTGGAACAATATAACGAGTAACATCACGGATTACTATACTGCAACGCGGAGCTTGTGCTTCGTCTTCTTGTGGTAACGTAATCTCCAGTGGTAAAAAGGTGTATTTTTTACCACCACTGATAATACCATAGGTTATATCAGTGGTGGTTTCGCTCAACCTCTCACTATAACTAAACACCGTGCCGGTTCCGCTACCCACACCCGAGGCAATAAAGACTGTGCCAGCAGTGTTGGAACTGCTACCAAGATCGGTCCACACAGTATTGCCAGCAGTGGCAATCTTGTAGGTTTTACCCGCCACTAGTGTACTAGCAGCAGCTGGAACATTACTGTAAATACCAGTATAGCTGTCACTCAACAAGATCACCAAGTTGGCTGTGCCTGTTCCACTTCCAGGACCTGTAGCCACAAACACTGTGCCTACTGTGTTAGAAGTGCTACCGATACTGATAAAGTTAGTAGTTCCAGTACTGGTTATTATATAGCTGTTACCGGCTACAATACCGGTTGATTGTACAACTGTTTCATCAGTAAAAGTTACTAGTGTGGCAAGATCACTGATGGTTTCTGTGGAGAACAGGGTCCTGATGGCATCCCCACTCATAGAGGTCATTCTGGTCATGGTAATACTTCTAGTGCTAGGTTAACTGAGTAGTAGCCAGGTGCTACATAGCTCAGTGTATAGTACTCACCCTCACCCTGTGGAACTATACGCACTTCAGACACCACACCCAGACGAGGGTGTGGAAATCCAAAGCGAACTGTACCTTGAATGGTGGTTTTAACAAAGGTTTCTAATAGGGAAACTTGGGCGGTGGTCATTAAAAATTGCACATTAAGGGTTTGTGGACGATTACCACGTTTCCTCATTTTAGCTGGTCCACTGTCTGTGGGAGTTCTGACCACTAATACTCCGCCTGTTTCAGTGTAGCCCTTTTGGGGTACTTGGGGAAGTGTTGGTGGCCAGACAATGCTATACGCCATATTATCTCCTTATTAGTTGAGGACTCATGCCAAAGGTGTTACGAATGGCGCGATTTGTTGAACTGCCACCACGAGTGACTTCACCTGCAGTCATGTCGCCTACGACTACCTCTATTCGACGATTTCCACGACTATCCGTGGTTTCACGAGCTTCGGCCTTCTCTGAACTATAGTTGTTGACAACTACCTCTACGTTGCCTCCAGCTCCACCGCGTACACCCAGGTTGCCCTGTGAATCACGCTTCAAGGGCATGATCGCTTCAGGGCCGGCTTCACCCATTAAACCGGTGCCCTTGGCAAACTTGAACAGGGTAGGACTATCAACTATTGAGTTGGTGAAAGTACCGCCTTTGGCGTACTTCTTTATGCCCCCATCAGTAAAAGCGCCGCCTTTGGCTAAGGCTACACCACTGGGCATTCCAAAACCTATTGAGCCGGCTGTTGCTCCTGATCCGCTACTAGCTCCAAACAGGCTACCAATAAAGTTCATTATACCAGGACGAGCTGCCTTGTACATGTCCATCATCTGCAGCTTCAATTCATATCGTAAGAGATCGGCCAACATTGAGTTGATCAAGTCTTTGAAGTTCAATTTGCCGGTTCTGGCAAATTCCACTATGGCGTCGGCCATTTGGTCAAATGCGTTTTCAAAAATTTTGCTATAGGCTAACTGACGGTCAGAAAACTGTTTTAACATCTCATCGTTTTTCTGTTTTGAATTGTAGAGGTCAGTTTCTCGTTGAATTAAGCGATCATAATATGATTCTGCAGCCCTTCTACTGTCTTCTAATCTTGTTTTTTCTTCGCCTGTTGCCTTCGGATCTGCTAACTTCTTATCTATTTCTAATAATTCTTCTAGTCTTTGTTTTCTTATGTTTAGCTTTTGTTCTTCAAAGTCTTGATCTCTAGTTCTGGCTTGTAGTAGTCTTTGCTGAGCATTGTACTCTTGTTCAGTGAGTAGCCCTAGTTGTTTTCTAGTTTCTAGATTTTGGGTGTCTATATCAATTTGCTGTCTGCTAGACGCTAGATCTTCTGTGTTGATTCTAAAAATACTATCTGCTACCTGCTTGGTGTTTTCTAGGACTCTTAAGTCTGCTTCTGATAATATTTGTTTTGTTCTTTCAGTTTCTGTATTTTGTAATCGTAATTTTTGAATAGCTTCTAAAGCCTCTTGTTCGCTTTTGGCTGCTTGTGCTGCTGATTGGGCAGCACCCATGCCTATAGAGATTGCGGATTCAGAAATTGTGGGTCTTCCCTTTTCTGCAGGAGTCTTTCTTATCTCTTCTCTCAAGTAATCAGGCAATTTTTGCTGCCTTTCTAATCCTAGCGTTTCTAGTCTACTTCTGCCTCTTTCTACTTCTTGCTCTCTCTTCAGTCTCTCGAATCCCTGTTCTTCTAGATTCATCTGAGCAAATTCTGCGGAATTAAAATACTGTCTATTTCTTTCTTCTTGTAGACGTATTGCGGATTCGGCTTCTTTTCTTAACTGTTCTGTAGTAGAGTTAAAAACATCAATAAAACCTTTTATAATTGTTCCGCCTTGCTGATTTGTCAGTTCTTGCATTTGCCTATTATAAGTGCCCTGTCGTCCCAAAATATTAGCTGTTTCTTGGGTTACTTGAACACCTCTTAAAGACCTGGGATTTGTATAGGCTGTTAGTTGCTGTTGTAAATTTGTTACTAAAGTGGTTAGTTTATCTTTTTCTTTTTCTTGTTCTGAGGACAGGGGCCCTGTCATAGAAGTTAAAGTCTTTAGATCAGTTTCAGCAGTTCTTAAATTAGTCGAAATAGTGTTCTTCTCTATTGAATCAATAAGTCGTTTTGTTTCAGACAATTCCTGTTTACGTAAATCAATAGACTGTAATTCTAATTTAATAGATTCTCTGATTATTTCAGGTGTTTTAGGTAAAGAATCTAGAATGGACTTATTAAGGCCTATAGCTCCTTGTTTAAGGGCCGTGTCAATTCCTCTATTTAGTACTTTTGCACCGTCTACTATTGTTCTACCAAGAGAAGTCCCAATATTACTAATAGTAGATCTAATATTAGTCTGAAAGGAAGAAATTAAAGAGCTTACTTGATTATACTGACCTTGTAGGTTCTGTCTGTCGCCCTGCTGCAAGTTTGGATTATTTAAAGCAATAGCTAGAGTTTGCTGAATTTGTTGCTGTTTTTGCATTTCTGCAGTCATACTAGCGACCAACCCTGCCGCTTCTTGTATATTTTGCTGTACTTCTGGTCCAAATAACTTTAGTTTACTACTGTTTTCAGACAATTTTTGTAGTGTAGCAGCAGCAGTATTAACATCTTGCAAGCTTTCTAGAATACTATTTGCGGCACCTATAGATTGTACTGCAAATTTAGCTAATGGGTCTGTTATATTAAATGTATTGTTTAGATCTTGATAAGATTTTTCCAAGTTAGTTAAATTTTCTTGTAGATTAAATATGGGTCTGGCAATTTCTTGTTGCTCTTTATTTGCTTCGTCAATAATCTTTTTGATTTTGTCAGCTACTGTGCGGTCTTTAACTTTCTTTAAGCCATCTTCCAGTTTTTTCTGGGTTAAATCTCCATCTATCCCTATGGCATCTGCGATTTTTTGCTTTGTGGATTTTGCTAAGTCATCAGAAAATATATTACCTATAGAAGCCATGGTCGACTTACTGAGACTTTCTGCAAATTTATCTGCTATGCCATATCCAAATAAGCCTTTAACCCAATTAGTTGCTTTATCAAACCAACTGGAGTTTTGTTCTACTTCTGCAAACTTTTTGGATAATTCCCCTACCGCGTCGGAAAGGTCAGTTAAACTTCTTGTTTTTGCTTGTAGTGATTCAACTGTTAATGAAGAACCATATTTTTTCTGTACTTCGGTCGCATTGTCAACTACTTTAGCTGAGTTGTCTATAGCCCCATTAAAAGCATCTAGTTGTTGAGTGTTTGTACTAAACAACATATCTAAGGTTTGGTATGCTGCAATAGCTAAACCGATAGGACCAAGTAGAAATCTAAGTAAAAATCCACCTACTTGAACTATTTTAGTTCCTAATATACTTATAGCACCTACTACTCCGGTTACAGCAGTATTAAATTTTCCTAACTTGTCTTCTTTTATACCTTGTGACAGTTCGGAAAAAGCTGCTCCCATACCCTTGGTCTGAGTGGTTTCAACAGTATCACTTATTCTACCAAACCTTGCACCTTTTTGACGGCCTGCCTCTGCCTCTTGGGCCAAGAACCACGCGGCAGAGCCTCTAGGGGCCGGTGCTTTTTCTGCTGCAGATAATCGGCTACTTGTATCAAAGTATTGCTGGTTTGCCTGTTTTGCAGATATAATTGCTTGAGTTAATTTTTGATATGATAGAGCTACTTGATCATTTCCTCTACCGAGAGCTGTTAGTTTGGCTAAGTCCTTGTCATCGATAGACAGTACGTCTTTCCGTAGTATTTGACGAACATCTTTTGGTAAGCCTTTTTTACTTACCTGTTTTAAAGCACCTTCGGCCGCATCTAATTGCAGGTCTCTTATTGCAGCTACTTTATCTTTTTCTGCTAGTATTTCTTTTGAAGTTATACCTCTTTGGGCCTCCAATGCTCTTTGTGCTATCTCTGCTCTTCTTCTGGTCTGTTTCTGTGTTTCTGCAGTCATGTCACGGAGAGCTTCTTTATAGCTTCCAAGTGCTGGTATTGCACTACGAATAATACTGGCACCAATACCCGCTATTAGTAAGGCCAAAGCTGTTGGATTGCTGTTTAATACATTAACTAGAGGCGTTAGGACTGTATTAACTAGTGATAGGGCTGTTTGGCTTAAATCTTTTAAAGTAGCTAATAATTTTGTATAGGGGTTAGCTGGTATATCTACTGCTGAAAATTTATCTATTCCTTCAGTTATTACCGCATTGGCAAAAGCCTGTCTTCTTTCAAAGTCTGTTAAAGCCGAAGTAGTTTTACCTATCTTTCTAGCGTATTCTTCAGTTGCAGGCCCTATTTTTGTAAATAAGCCTAGTTCGTCTAATAGTTCTGGCTCTAGTTTAACAATACCTCTTGTCAATCTACTAATAGCATCCGGCATTGCTACACCTAGAGACTGTGATGCTTTTTTGGCTATTTCAGAAATTTGTAATAACTGTTTTCCAGAAAGCCCGGCTGCTGTACTCTTTGTTACGGCTTCCATTGCTTCTCTTAAGCTAATGGCCCCGTCTGCAGTTTCAACAAACCGCTGTGCAAGGCTGCCTAGTGCTATGCCACTAACTGAACCTAATTGATTCATAGCCCGAATCATGTTAGAGGTATCCATCGCTTGACTAAGTGCGGTAAAAGCGGCTCCAGCAGCATATAAATTGGCCGCGTATACCGCGTACAGACGAACTAATCCGCTTAAGCCCTCAGACTGCTTAGCAAAATCTCTAGCTTCCGCTCCTGTGCCAACAGTTGCACGACTACGACCATATTCGGCCACCTTTTGACCAGACATGGTGCCACTTTCACCTGCTAAAGCTCTAGATGAAAGTTTCTGAGTTTTTGTTAACTCACTGTTAAGTGCTTTTGTCTCGCCTGTTTTTTTGTTGATGGATCCGCCATCGGCCAATACCATATCAATTTTTACGTCTGCCATAACATCTCCCTTATGGGGTGGGCACAAAAAATTACGTGCCTATTCAATTAGCTCTAATTATACCACTTAAGCATAGTTCCGTCAAACCAAAAATAAAAAAGCCCACCATTAAGGCGGGCTTTTTGAGGACTTTAAACTGTCTTCCTGTTTTCGCTTGGTGTCGTATTGAATCATACGTTCGCGATCTATCAGGTTGATGAACTTTAGTATTAGTTTTCTGTCCGTGTGTTCAACTTCATAAATATCTAAAATATCTTTAACACCAGTCAGATTCTTTCCCATATAGGTACCGCTCATGCCTTCCCAGTGATCTTGCAATACTTGGTAGACCTCAAAAGCAGTTTGAACCTCTTCTGGAAAATCGTTCAACTCAACAGGGATTTCTTCTTCAAAAACACCAGTACCCATCATCTCACACATTTCAAAGTAGGTATCTTTGGTCATGCCAATACTGGAGTTTTGAAAGTAACTCTTTATGGAGTTAGAAATGATGTGGTTCTGGTCAGTTAAAAGTTTCCCAGATCTGTGACCTGTTCGGTAATAAAACTATCAAAGTTTGAGC